AAGGGCCTAAATCATTGATATTCAATCGATTATCGAGAAACAATGATTGTTTATTATTGTTTCTCATTGTTTACTGCTGGTCCCTGCCACGGGGGCCAATATCCCCGGCTTGGGGACACAAAAAACCCGGGCTCCCCTAAGCCCGGGACGGAGTAGTTTCCTAAAATTTCCAGCTAAAGCCAACCTCATACCCCGATCGGGTCAGCTCGAAGTCCCGCACATAGGATATATCTACTCCGAAATTCTTGTAATATATGCCTCCCCCAGCCCCAACCTGCCCGAATGAGTTAGCTGAAGCTCTCAGAAAGGGGGACCATTTCGGGGACCTCGTTTCTTTGATTTGTTCTCGAACGGGGATATACTTGTACGTAAGATGCTGGAGAGTGTTGTATTGGACTGTAGCTTCCCAGTCAAATTGGCCGATTTTGGGATCTTTGAAGAATATTCCAGCGTATTTCCTGGTCGTATTCCAGTCCAATATTGTCCTTTTTACGCTCTCCAGAGTATCCACCTCCTTTTGGTCCTCCCCAAAACCCCCTCCATTTGTGATTTCTGGGGGTGTTTGGGGAACCTTTTCCCCCTGGCCCTTATAGATATATATCAATTTGATTGGATTCCTAAAACCCTCCCATTTTGGAACCAAATCCGGGACTTTGACCTCCCCCTGAATTGGGGGTAAATCGACGTACTTTATAACGGTCTTTTCCTCGACTGTTTTACGTCCGATTATAAAGCCTATACCTACAAGAACTATTGTGCAGAGTACTCTCTTTAGTAAGTCCATATCGTGTCCTGCGGGAGGGTTTTAGAAGCATCTACGTGGATAAAATTCCCGTCGATGCCTATCCTCCGGATCCGCAATGCAATGGCTGCCCGGAGGATCTTCATCCGATTGGGGCCCGAGGCACACCGGATGTCCACTGCCAAACCTTCTGTGTGAGCACTGTTGCCGGACCGTCCTTTGGCCTTATCGTGTTCTTTGGAACGATAAGCACAATTGAGGACGAGAGGGATGCCTGCCTTTTCACGGAGGTCATCCAGTAGATCGAGAAAATCCTGGTCCATGTCTTCAATGGAGCAGGACGGGTTGCATCGCTCGAATTCTTCGGGCTTAAAATACTTACTTGTCTTCATGGCATTCAAAGTCTATTTGAGTTTTCTTGCTGACCGATCTCTCCATGTATGACCGGAGAGCTCTGAATATGGGGTGATTCGAAATGATTGCGGAGTTCTCCAGAAAGCTCCAAAACTCAGTCCCGACCACAAAAGCAGCGAAGAAGTTGGCAAGGTTGAGACCCCCCAAGTTCGGGAGGACATGCACGTCAAGCATGTAGGCCATGCCAATACCGATAATGCTGAGCCCCAACTTCCAACACGTGTCCCACATTTTCTCGCTTTTGAACACATATTTTTGATGGGCTCGTTTGTGGCGCTTGTAGTCAGCAATATTTCCAGTTATGAAGTCGACGATAATGGCAATACAGACACAGAGGATAAGGCCCTGGACCGGAGCTAAAAGCCCCCAAAACCCTACAATGCTCCCGCATATCCATTTTCCCGCTCTCATGACTTCCCCCATATCTGTTAAACTTATAATTTATTACGTCCTATAATCATTTTACGAGACGGGGACTCCTTGTATTCAGTACATGGAGTCAGTAACCGCAGAGCTTTAAGGTGATTTATAGCCTTCTCGAGGTAGGCTTCCCCGATGTTCCGTGCTTCGTTCGAGCTACGGACGATTATGTTGTCTTCTACTCGAGTGCTGAATTCGCCATCTTTGTACCTCACACCGAAGGCAGTGGGATTGATTGGATTGTTGACGATGAATCGGGAATACGCAATGTATGCAATGGCGATCTTGAGTCCTTCGCTTCGACCATCCCCAGAACAGCCACCATCGTAATACCCGCCTTCCATGGCGGCAGTGTACTGATCTTTTGTAATGGTTACGTCCCCGTATTGGAAAGGACCGGGGCCGGAAAAGTCTGTCTCGTCGAGCCATCTGTAGAGATTGGCTCCTATGGCATCCACCAGTCTGAGAGTCTCAGCCTCCCGGACATATGGCTCCAGTCTGGCCGGGTCGTTGATGTTCTCGGCTATCGGCCGAACATTCCGAAGGTCGTTAGAGTTGAGTATCATCGGGCATGAGTTTTATAATCTCCTCGTCGTAAAGCCCATAGATGAGCTTGAGCATGTTTCTCTTCTGAACAGTGGAGAGCATCTGGTCCCGGATAATCTCCAGTGCCTGAGTCATGTTGTCCTTGCCAATTCTGTCTGCTATAGACTCGCCGGCATTGTAAGTGAGAGACTGAATAGCGAAGTCGGGATTTTCCAAAGGAGCCCACCAGTACTCAAAAATCGATACGAAAGTCTCCTCCAGCTGCTGACGCTCCCGTACTGTAACAGAGTTGTAGTACTTGTAGGCATTGGTCATGAGATCAGCCCCAAAGTTAGCCCCCACGTCAACAGCTCGAAGAATAGGAGGCTGCTTGAAGGCTTGACCAATGTTCTCCGGGATGACTCTCTGCGTTACTTCGAATGCTTTGTCGTAGTTCTCTCCCGAGAACTTGATGAATTGAGGCACCTCGTCTTTTGACTTGCACTGGATGTACCACAATTGAGAGGTGTTCTCATCTCCTTGGAATTTGTTGAGCTCTTCCTGAGTCTCATTGACTTGGGACTCGTCCTGGGTCTCGTCTTTGATGTCTACCAAAATTCCCGCCGTCAGGAAGTTGGAGCATGCGTTTCGACCGGCTACGTTAGCAAGTGCTTCCTCAGTCCTCATGTCAGTCATCTCCGCGATGAATATGGGGATTGGGTAAGAGGGGCTACCTTCCGAGTCCCCGGAGAAGTAGAGGATCTGGCCATTGTAGTTGTCCCATCCGCCAGCCTCTTCCACCTGGTTGAGAATGACCTCCGGATCCGGGTTGAAGAGGTGAAACCACTCAATGTCAGACGGCGACCACCGGGACCTCGTCTTGTCTCGGTGACCCCAATCCGGATGGTATGCCGTCCGGCCAATAAACCCATTGTCGTCCGCCTTCTCCAGTCGGAGAGACTCGAACGGAATGTGGTGGATCGAACTGACGCGGAAGTTCATATTGTAGTTAACATGGATGGCGAACCCATGCCATAACGTGAAGTCTTTGCAGACCATGCGGAGGATCTTATCGAGCTTCTCCCCTTCTTTGTTGACCCGTAATTTGTAGATACCCGGATCTTTGAATCCGTGACCGTATACGAAGTCATTGTATATGCTCAAGCAGGCATTGCCGGTCTTTGAAGCCTGAACAATCTCGCTGACTGTCTGGGGAAAGTCGTTGGTATCTCCGTATGTTTGGATGCCATACTGCTTCCAGTCTCGGGATGTGAACTGGGGAGCTGATTTGATTTGTGCAACTTTCATACTGGCGTAATTTTAATAGTAGGAGGGACGGGAAGCGACCCCGTCCTATTACCAGTCCTATTTGGACCCTCCTTTTTTGGCTACCTTCTTGGTAGTCTCCTGAACAGGATTGACCACCCGGTTGTAAGCCGCTTCGATCTCCTCAGCAGACATTTGCGAGTCTGCATAGGCTTCTTTGATGGCTTCCAGATCCATCCCGGCGTCGATGAATTCCTTCACTTCCGCGTCGATGTCGGCCGGCTTCTCCTCGGGCTTCTCCTCGGGCTTCTCCTCGGGCTTCTCCCCGGGCTTCTCCTCGGGCTTCTCCTCGGTCTTCTCCTCGGCGGATGCCGAGTCGAGGATGGACTGAACTGCGGACATAGCTTTGGAGTACTCCTCGAGCTTGGCGTTCAGCTCGGTCTGTTTCTTGTTCAGCTCTTCGAGTTCTGCTTTCACGGACTCGATCTGCTTGCTCAGGACCTGAGCCTGGCGCTTCTTGATTTCCACGTCCTTGTCCGGCATCTCCTTGCCGTAACGTGACATGAACTTCTCCAGCCGGTCGTTCAGATCTTCGGGAACCCGGGTGAAGTACGAAAGTGCATCCTTATTGAATGCGATGTGGTACAGACAGAGATCCTCCGTGATGTTCCTCGGGGTGAGAATCTTGCTGAACTCCTTGTTGATCGGGTCGTGGAGCAGAGTTCCTGCTCGGAGTTCGTAATCGGGGTGTGCTACGTTTTTCATTTGTTCTTCTGTTATTCGTCTTAATGCTAAGTCGGCTTCGATCAGGCAGAAGCCGCATCGGGAAACTGACTTATTCAAAAAGTACCGAGAAAGTTCGTCTACTTCTCGATGGAGAGCGGGATTCTTTTCCAATTCCAATGTATGGGCCCGATAGGCTTCGCCTTTCAGGGACCCATACTTGGATTGGTAAGCTCTCAGTCTTTCGAGCATGTCAGTCATGAGTGCTACGATTTCGGGGCACCTACATAGGTTCTCAGAACGACGACATACTCTCCGTTGATGTACGACTTCCCGATTTTTTCGTCGTTAATCTCGGCGCCCCACTGGGTTTCCGTCGGGGTTAATCCTGTGCTGGTGTAGTACAGTTTGGGCGGATTAGCTGCGACTCCGGTAGCCTTGTCAGTGAAGATGTAGTTTGCCGGAAGTCCTGATCCCGGGAATGCAACAGCCGGATTCGGAGACGAAGGAGCTGCGGGCATGCTCACTTTGGAGGATGACTGACAGCTGTCTCGAGTCAGGGTGATGGGAACCTTATTTCCCACGGGATTCCCAGCGTCATTCAAGAACTCCACCACGCCTTTTACCGTACACCCGGTGCGGTCTCCGGCAAGGAGTCCCTTGACCATGAGGTCGGTGGCAAGGAGTCCCTCGACCATGAGGTCGGTGGTCTCCTCGTCCGTGTCGAAGAGGCTCATCGGGAGCGAACCTTCCTGAGCGATGGTACCGTTGGCCAGAGTTACCTGGTAAGCGACGCCGTCGGTCATTTCGGTAGTGACCGTGATTTCGGTGAGCTCCAGACCCGAGTCCCAGCCATACACCTCGTACTTGGTGTCCCCGTTGTCGCCGGTATCGTTGTTCTCGACGATAGCGATGACGCGGGCATTGGTCAGGCCGTTTACGAACTTCTTGGCTGCTTCCGACTTTTTGAAGATCCGGACAACCACGTTGTGCTGGTGGGTCTTGAGATACGTGCCAGCATTGATGGTGTCCGAGCCAACTGTTGCGTTGGGCAGCGAGTCGACTTCGTAACCAGTGGCACCGGCCTTGAGGATGAGCGAAGAGATAACGTTGTCAGTTACAACAGACTTCGATTTGTCGACGTCCGAGTAGCTGAGGAGAATCACCCTGGCGGTGGTGCCGGCGATTGCCGGCTTACCACACCCCTGGTTGGTGAATCCCGTTTTGATTTTAGAACAATCAAGTCCTGCCATTTTCTTAGATTTTTGAGGATTAGATACCTACCGAGAACAGATCCGGGTTAGTGAGCTTGGCATCCGCCTGACCCATGAGTTCTACGTAGACTACGCGGTCTTTGTACTCGTACCAGATCCGCATCTTCTCGAAGCTGTCGATTGCATCAACACCTACGCCGAGGACGCTCTTTGATGTGAAGAGGATTCGATGGGGGTTATTGAGCTTCGCGCCAGTGTCTTCCGACGTAGCGATGATCTTGTCCCAGATGGGCATTGCGATGACCGGGATGCCGTTGAAGCTGAGAGCCTCCATGCCATTCAGCAGAGCCAAGCGAGCCGATTCGAGGCAGCAAGCGTCCATAAGAGACTGCTGATAGGCATCGTAGACCGACTGGGTAACGAGGATGAATTTGTCAGACTGCTGACGGAGCAGAAGCGGGGCACTGAACACGACCGACTGGATGTACTCCTTGGCCTTGTCCGGAGTAAGCTTCTGAGTTGCGTAAGATGCCCCGGCATTTTCCGTAATTGTTGCTCCGCGCTGGGACGGATTGGCTTTAACCTGCGCGGTAATCTGTTTCCAGAAACCGTTGATGATGGTGAAGAATTTCAGGTCGAGCCCATCCGTAATGATACCGCTGTCGGCAACGTTCTTGGCGTCCTTGTCGTTGAACCAGAACAGACGGTACCAGAAGTCCATGATGGAGCGCTCAAGAACCTCGATGACGATGTTCATGTAGTCCGTGTCCGTGAAGTCCGGAATGTCGACGCCGGTGCGGAGAGAGTAGATAGTTGCCGACTGCTGAAGGTCAGTGTAACACTGGG